TATAAATATCTTGTTACTTCAAAAGCCAGGTTAAATCTTCATTGTCCTTATCACCTGATTTCCATTGCCATTCTTTTGGTCTATCTGTTCCTGTTGAATATACTCCTGCTGATTTACCAAAACCTCCTAATGCCTTTCTAGATAAATCAACACCTTGTTGATGTAATCTTAATGCAGTATCTCTAACCCATAATGCAATACCAAATGACATTACTAAATCATCATTATATCCTCTTTGTGCTTCTGCTCTACTTCCGTTCCATATAAAGACATATAATTCATCTACCAATCGTTTTGACTTTACAATTGGTGATTTTTCTCTAAAATATGTTTCTAATTTAGATATGATTAACGGTCTTGTTTTTGATGTAGTAGAAAAGCCAGGAACCTTTTGTCCTTTACCCTTTAAATCATATCCTTTTCTCAAATGTACATCTTCATCAACATATGCATCTTGTTTATAAGAATAATATAAATTTTCATATCCCTTATCAATTGCAACCTGTATTACTGCCCATCCTATGTTTGCATTTTCAATAACTAATAATGCATTGTTCCATTCTGTTGCAACAGCAACTAACATATTCCCATATTCTGTAGTTCCTATTTTTCCTTTATATTCAGCAACTTGTTGCATTGTTTTTATATCTAATACATGGAATGCAGAATAATCTCCTCCATCGCCTCTGGCAACGTCCGCTACTACTACATATGAATTAGAATAGTTTGGATATTCCCATATCCAATAGTTGCCATCAAATCCTCTTTTTTCTTTTGGATCTTCTACATATGTTTGTTCATACCATTGAATGATAGGACCATCTACTACTGTATGACCTGATGATATAAAGTCGCAATCACATTCTTGTGCAGCACTTTTTTCTCCTAATAATTCTGTTTGAAGATCTCTCCATTTTTGATCTCTTTCTGGATGTACGGTCCAATGTAATTTGATAGGATTAAATTGTCCGCCGGCTTCGGCTTGTGTCCATGTTTTATGAAATAAATTACCTGTACCATTTGGTGTTGATAACATAATAGCTCCACCACCTGTTGCTAATGTTTGTTGTGCCGCAGTCCATATTTCATCAATTCTATCAACAAATGCTGCTTCATCAATTACTAGTAATGATAATGCTTCAGATCTACCAGCATCTCCTTTAGATGATATAGCTTTAATTTGTGAACCATTTTTAAATCTCAATGAAAGTTTATTATCTTCCATGGTCTTTCCTTTTAACCATGAAGGTAAATTATCATGCATTACTCTTACTTTTGTAACAAGATTCTTTGCTACATCTTGTTTTGTTGCAATAACTAATACATTATAATCTGATTTGAAAATCATACACCATAATGAATATCCAGCAGATAAAGTTGATATACCTAGCTGTCTAGACTTTAAAACAATATTATATCTGTTGTTTTTGAATTCATTTAATGCTTCTTCTTGGAAAGGATATAGATTGAAATACATCTTACCTTTAGTAGGATGTTGTATAATACAATACTTACGCATGAAATGTACAGGGTCTTGAGAACACCTCTTATATTCATCACGTATGATTTCTTTTATGCTTTTCTTTACCGCCATATTATACCTTAATATAAGAAATTATTTGCAGAAAAACAAATAAAAGAACTGCTTATTTTTTACTTTTTTCAAATGAACGGCCGCCAAAGTATGCACCTATGACCGTAATAAGTACTAATTGTAAAAGATCTGTCCATTTTTGTTCTACTTCAAAAGCAATTGTTCCTGCATCTATAAATATCATAAGAACTGTACATACAACTAGAAATATAAGCACTAATGGTCTTACGTTTTTAGATAACCAAGAATCAGAATTCATATCAGCTTTCCATCTGTCTGTGATATTCTTTTCCATTTCTATTTCGTATTGTGCGACTAATTCTTTTATCTTTTGTTCGGCTTCTAATTTTTCTTCCTTTGAAGTATGTAAGTTATCTATTACTCCACCTACACCTTTTACTAAATCGGCTGCGCCGCCTGAAAATAATTTTGTTATTATACTCATAACTATTTCTCTATTTTAATCTATTAAATTGAACCAAATGCATCCTTAAGGAATACTCCTAGTTCGTTACTTTTAATTGCATTCAATACACCTTTAAAAGTAGCTCCAGCAAATTGTCCTTTACCAAATTTCGATGCCATTCCACCAACACCTTTATATAATAATAAACCCACTACTACCATATGAAGTAGTTCAGCAGCTTTATGTGCCTTTGCAGTATCTTTTACTCCAGCTAATTTAATAACCTTTTCAAATGCACCAATAATTGCATGATGATATTCTTCTCCAAATGAAATCAATTTATCTCCAGATAAACTTTTAAATCCTGGTATCTTACTTATTAAATTTACAAATTTTCCTAATAGTCTTGATATTTCGCCGAATGATAAAGCAACACCAGCTAATGTCAATGAGCCAGCACCTGTTATGAGTGCTTCTGATTCAGGTGCATCTAAGTTTAGTTTTTGAATATCTTTTTCAAGAGTATCAAATACATCTTCTATTTCTGCTTCTACATTTTCTACTATTAGATTGGATAGTTTCACTTTATGCCTCAAATGAAGATCTAATATCTTCTTTTAATTTATTATAATCTTTTTCAATCTTTTCAATGAAAGAAGAAATATCAATCTCATTTCTTTCACCATCTGCATTTTCCCAAGTAGTTTCTTTTACTTGTTGTTTTACAATTTCAACTTCTTTATCGGTATCTTTAAACCATGATTCTGCATTTGATAACATGATTTCTTTTTGATACTTTTGCCAGGCTTCTGGTCCTTGTTGTTTAATTTTTCTTTCTTCTGTTAAAACACAACCAAAACACTTACCACGTTTGAAATAAAATTTAAAGTTCAAAGATTTTTCTTTTTCTCGCATATTTGTACCACATTTGGGACATTCATCTGGTACTTTAAGAGTATCTTGAACTTTCTTTAATATTGAATTTTCTGGTTGACGTGTTGTAAATCCATCATGTTGTGTAACTCTTGTTCTGAATCCTTTTGTATCTGTTTCAATCCATACTTTAGGTTTACCATCTTCAAAAGATTCTATTACTTCTAATTCTTTTGATTTTGTTTTACCTGTATAAATTGATTTACGTGTTTGGGTTCGGTGTTCGCCAGCAAGCATCTGCTTGATAGCTTTCACATTTTGTAACTTATTGCTCATATTAATTAAAGATATCCTTAATCTTCATTTTGATACGATTTTTTGCTTGAGGCTTAAGGCCTAAGCTTTTTATCAAATCTAATACAAAATCGCCTTGAACATTTGCACCTTTATTTCCTAATGTACTTTTTAACATTTTCATAGCTTGTGTATCATCAACTTTACCAAATTTAGTAGATAATGTTTTGTCTTCATCTACTGATTCAAATCTATCAGCTGCGCCATCTGGCTTACCCATATCTCCCGCCTGATTATCTTTCTTCATTAACATTCTTGCTAATTGCTTTGATACTGCAGGGTTGTTACCTGAAATAGCTTGTACTACTTGAAGTAATCCTGCTGCTTGTTGTATTGGTGATCCTTGGTCTAATGCTTTTTTTAACATTTTAACGCCGGCCATTTTTTCTACCGAACCTAATTTTTGTCCAACAGCTGTTCTTGCCATAGGAGCTTCTTTCAAAGATTCTTTGATCTGTTTTCTGATCATGTTTCTTAATGTTGTTTCTTTCATTGGTCTGTCCCTTTATTTTAATATAAATATGCTATGTTTCACTTATCAATACTATTTTGTAAAGCCTTTATCCATAGCAAAATTTGCTCTACTAAATTCTATCCTATCTACAAATTTAACTCCATTGCCTATTCTATCAACTGCAACATATCCTTCTGGTGCAGTGACTCTTAAGCCTCCTTTACCATCGTCTACAAAATGTTTTGCATTATAAATAGCATTGTTATATTTACGTACAAATATAAGTTTGGCGTCTGACAATAATTTTGATACTTGAAATAAATTTACTATATCTTGTTGCCTTCTTTGAAACATTTTCATTTGTTCTTGTCCAGCAGCTATAGCTTTCATTTTTCCTTTTTCAGATTTTAATTTTTCAATACGTTTATCGATTCTTGTCATTTTATACCATTTTTGAAATGCTTTAAATGATACCTTAGGATTATTAACAAATTGTCCAGATTTGATTTCTTTGTTCAAATAAACATTAAGATCTGCCATTGGTAAGTTATCATAATTAACTTTAATAGAATCTGCTTTTTTAATTAAATTTTGTACTTCTTTTGCTTCTTCGACTGTTAATGTAACTATACCTGTTGAATCTTTAAAAAATGCATCATCAAACCAAACATCTCTAGTTTGATTTAATCCACTTACATCTGCTCCAAAACTAGCTCCTGAAGATAATGACTGATATGTTGTATGAAATACTATACCAATTTTTGCTGCTGCAACTTGTTTTCCTAATTCAGAATCTGATTCTACTGCATATGTAATTGTATTTGGTCTGAATGACAAATGTGGCTTACCATCTATATTTGTATTTTTAACCATACTCGAATCAAACATAAAATCTCCTTGCAGAATATTTTTTATACCTAATGATGGAAAATATTGTAATGCCAACTTCAATTTATCTGCTAGACCAGGAGCTTGTCCATGGTTAGCATCTATATCTTCCATTGTATAGTTAATCTTAGGTACTTTATTAAATACTGACTTTGTTCCTACAAAGAACTGTCCATTATCAGGATTGATTCCTGTAAATATCGCCGGGGCTCCGTCCCATTTAACTGATGTGTTTATTTTGGTATTTGAATTACCTGCTAGATTTTTTAGTAGTTCAACTAAAAATGATCTTGCTTGTTTATATCCAGATTCTCCTTGAGTCAAAACTAATTCTTCTAAATGAGTTAAATGTGTATTTGCCTTTGCCTCTGTTAACAATTCTTTTAACGAATCGCTCCACCACTCTTTAGTTAATGCTTGTTTTTCTTCTTTTGGTATTATTCTAAATCGAGCAGCCGATTTGCCATTTATTAATAAATCTCCTTTTTGACTGATTTGAATTGTTTGTACAACGACAGGTTTATTTTTAAACTTGCCCATCATCACTGTATCACCTATATTGATAGGTACATTGAAATCTTCCATTAGTCCTGTAGGTGTTCCTAACTTTTCCTTTTTACTAGATTCTATAGAATCTTCTGCTCCTAGAAAATCTAAAAACTTATATCCTACGACTTGAGCTATTTTTTGTATTTCTTTTTTCCATAATGAATATGCAGGATTACCTTTATAATTTTTCAAATAATCTGTACCTGCAAAATCTCCTCCTTTTACGCCGGTAGGAAAATATGAAACTGTTAATGGGGGTCCATCTGGATAATTTGTGTCATGTACTTCAATTGGGTTGTCTTTAACTATATAATTTACTACCTCATATCCTAATCGTCTAGCCATTTCTGCAGTCTTTTTTCTATATGTAGCTTGATTTCCATATAAGTATCTAGGACCATCATCTGCAGATGTATCTCCAATTCCGGTTAAACTATTCTCAGTTAAAAATGATTCTATTGTTTCCGTACGTAATGAAGAAAACTTAGTTTGTAACATGTTATATATTTTAGGATCAAAAAATCCCATAACATCTTTAAATGTTTCTGCATCAGCTGTTGCTAATACTTGTCTTAATGTAGTTCCGGACATTTCTCCAAAGCCAGGTATTTGAATATCAACATGCGGTGCAACAACTAAATATCCATGTTGAGTAAATGGTTGCAGATTATTTTTATTTGCTTCATAATCTTGAAAATAACTAGGTTCTCCATTTTTCTTTAATCCTATTTTGAATCTAGGATTTTCCATCATATCTTTTTTACCTACAGCAAATAATAATGCAGTTGTTTCTGGATCATATTTGCTAGTCAACTCTTGTGCTTGATATGGGTTTCGGACTTGAACAACATTTGTTATTCCATGTTTTCGCATTACCATTTCCTTTTCTTTGAAATTCAATGGAGATTTAGGTAATGCAACTTTGTCTGATGTTACAACAAATGTATTTGATTTACCAAATTTGCTTGCCAATTTTTTATAAACTGCAGCATGATGTTGTCCCATTGGTTGAAATCTGCCCGGATATACTACCAATACAGTTTTCACTGGTGACTCAGATAACATCTGTTCTATTATTTCGTGTCCTAAAGTTTTCATCTATATATAAATATTATGAATTATGCATTCTCTAATGATTTCAATCTAGCTTCCAAGTCTTGTATTTTCTGTATTGCATGAGATAATAATGCTCTTACATTAATATCGATAGGAACTTGATTATCACTATGTTTTTCATATCTATCTTTTGGTCCAGTACCTTTTGGAAACGCACCTTGTTTCGGAACCAATTTACCATTCGCATCTTCTTCCCATTTACCAATTTTGTGTACTTTTCTTCCATTATCATCGTATACGAAGTCTGGGCCATATTTTGCAAATTCAGGATTAACAGCTGCAACATCTTCTGCAATAAAACCTATGTCCTTACCTGAACCATCTTTGTAATCATAACTTACTGACTTTACTTTTAGTATATCATCTGAACCTGATATTTCTACAATATTTTTCTTTATATTTCTAGTTGAGGTTGAATATGTCATTTCACCATCACTAGTATCGTATTTCATATCCGCATTTCCAGAAGAATTATCTATTGTATGGAAATATGCTTCAGAAGCTTCGAAGTCAGCACAGACTGAATCATTGTTCAGTATACGTACATCTGTACTACCACCTGTACCAAATGTTCCATTGATAAATGCACTAGTAGCATCTGCTCCAATTTCGCATCTGTTTCTTCTGGTAGAATCTCCTTCGAATACTGTTATTCTACTATCAGTTCCATTATTTTCTCCAAGTACAAGATTACCGTTCGAGCCATTAACAACAAAGCCGCCATCGCCTGCTGAAAGTGAATCAGCAACTGTAAGATTATCTCCTACAAACACATCATCACCAACATGTAAGTCTGTTTCTATATATGCATCACCATCAGTATCAAGTTTAAATGTATATGTAGTGTCTGTGAAAAAAGTTGTATCAATGATTTTGAATTCTTTGCTGTTAGCATCTATTCCCATTCTCCATTGCTGTCCACTATCATATTCTGATTCGAATTCTATTGCAACATCGGCCGAGCTTCCAGGGTTATTATTATGAAGTTTAATCATTGGAGTAACATTAGAATTAATGTTTTGATCCAATATCAATCCTGTAGTAGTAGAAGATACGGCATTGATCTCAACTCTATTCCTTATTTTTAATGTTGCTTGTGCATTATCAGTACCAGATAGTATAACTGCCTGGCCTGCTATTTTTCCGAACGTATATTGTTCTCCGTCTGTTAAATCTATATTATTTGACATTATTATTCCTCTATATTATTACGGTGGTGGTCCTGGAACAAAAGTGGATTCAGCAATGGTTGCTCCAATACTTCCGTTATCAAATTGTACTCCGGACGTGGCAACTATCACTCTTACTGATGAATAATCGTCGGTTGCCTGTTGTGGTAATTTTATATCCTTAATAGGTTTTGTTGCGCCTGCAGTAAAATTATGAGGTGCTACTGATAACTGCATATTCATTGTAACATCTCCTCCCAATGATCCATCAAATACTAATCTTACTCCAGAATTTGATACATCCTCAAAATACTGATCTCTATTATTGATGTCTACTTCTACTACCTTTTCTGCAAAGTTTGTTGCTTTTACAAATCCTAATTCATCTACTGAAAATCCTGGATTATCATTTCCTCCTAATTTGATTACACCATTATTCAAATCAATTCTAGATCCGGAATCGGCATTGAAATTGAATGACTCAAGCAATCCAGTTGTTATTCCGCCGGCTCCGACTCTTAATGGTCCATCTTCATATTTTGTTACTTTGATATAATCAATTACTGTTATTGCATCATCTCCATTATGATTGGCTAAGAACATTGGTGCAACAAATCTTACATCTGCATGAACATTTCCAGGTGCACTTCTATAATGTTTATTTGATGAATCAGCGTTGCCGGCTGAAAATCCTCTTGCATATCCTTTAAAGGTTTCATAATTAGCACCTGGTCTTTTTCCGCTAGCTGCTAAATAATGTTGTGAACTAAAACTGTCAGCTCCTGAAAAATTGACTTTGGTTGTTGCATCTGCAGCATACCCAACAAATCCGGAATAGAATAGACTATCTTGGCTCGTATCTGCTGTAACCTTTACTCTTACTTCAATTTCATATAATGATACGCCATCATATGGTATCAAGAAATTACCATTAGACCATACTTGGTCATTACCAGAGTTATTACCAAGTTTAATTGCTTGACTGCCTTCAACTGTATCCGTCTGTCCGGTCAATATTGATGAATCACTTAGCCCACCGGTTGAAGAAACATGGAATGTTACATTGCTACCATTGGTAGTAGGATTATTATTTGATGCAGCAATAAAGTCTGATAATGTTGTACTTCTAGAAAAATCTTCAAAATATAAAACTTCTGGAACTCCGCCTATTCGTACTTCTCCGCCTATAAATGTTTCATCTTGTCCAAATCTAACTATGTCTTTATATGCACCATTACTATCACCACCAGTTCTAACTCGTTTCTGTATTGTGAATCCTAATTCAGTTGATCCAGATAAAAATGCTCTATCTTTAGGTGCAATCTGTCCCATTCTTATAATTTTAGTTTCGCCTATAGCTGCAATGTTATCATTTCTATAAATTGCAAATCCTAATGGGTCTTTGAAGGAGCCTGATGTGGTTCTCATTGTTGATCCCATATTCACAAATGTATCATCTGTGCCATCACTGTTTTGATCTGTTGCACTTCGTATTATAGTTGAGCCAATTTCAAAGCCACCTATTGCTCCAGCACTTGCAGTGATATCACCTTGAGGTGTTAAATGGAAGTTGGTTGATTTGATCTCTACATTTCCATTAGCTCCTGATATGAATTGATTTGATCTACCTAAATAAAACTTATCTACTCTAATATCAACTGCCGAACCCGATATCAATAATGATTTTGCATCATTGTTCCACGCAAAATATCCGGCACCTAAATCTCCTGATCCTGAACCTAAATAGAAATTACCACCACTATCCAAATATGATGTAAAATTAGATAATGATGCATTATTATATGGAGGTCCACTTCCTTGTGATATGGCGTTATGAAATCCTAAAACATCTGATGTTAATAATAAACCTGCCGATAGGCCTCCTGTTGTATCAATTTCAGATAAAGATCCGGATAAGAAATCAAAATTCGGACCGGTTGCTCCAGTTGCACCAACATCACCTGCAGTTGATACAGAGAAAGGTTGAATTTTAGTTCTTGTAAAGTTGATGCCTTCTGATGTTTTACCTTGTATTGTATATGTAATTGAACCACTAGTAGCAGTTACACTACTATGATCTGCTATTACAATATCTTGGCCACTTACTGAAGCAGCACCTGGTGTTATATTTAATCCAGATGCAGATACTTCAAATTTACCTGCAGGTTGATTGCCACTAAATACTTCTGATTGCAGTTTAACTGCTCCTTCAAATACCGATATTGTTGTACCACTATTATCAAATGATGTAGGTACGCCACTTGCATTACCTGGTAATGTAATTGTTGGATTAGTAAATTCTGCTTGAATATTTTCTGCACCGGCAATTGATTTGTTATATGATATTGTATTTGTTTGTTGATCAAAAGCTGTTCCGTTCTGTGTCGAACCAGATGTAAACACTGTCAATGTTTCTGATAATGAACCTGTATATCCATGTACTCTAATATCAATACGCTTACCTGCTTCTGTTTCTGGTGTTACTCTATGTCCATTCAATAACATTTCTATGCTAGGTTCTGTACCATCTACTTTGTAAACGGCTGGTAATGCCATTGTTTGATATTTGACTTTATAAGATGATCCGGATGCTGCTAATGATCCTGAATCTCCTGGCGTCGATCCTGGTGAATCCGGATATCCTCCTAATCTATTATAATAATGATAACATCTATGACTAGCTTTCGCAGTATCAGTAGTGAATGTATATGTACTTCCGGCTTTTACTTTTTGTTTTGTTTCTAAATCATATGTACCACAAAGCATTTGATCATTACCAGACGGATTACTACCTGATGCATGTACTATACCAACATGTAAATACCACCTTTCAACTTCTGGATGAGTATTGGTTCCGCTCATAAAATATGGATTAGTTGATGATGCATGCTCAGCACCGGTAGATGTACCATATTTAATATGAGAATCAGATGAATTTACATTTCTCCAGCCCCAATAAAATGAACCAGAGTTTTGATGTACATGTCTTTTAGAATACACGATAAATAAGTATGCCGATGTTTTATCAACATCGAAGACGGAGCTATTCCAACCTCCGTCTGGTCCATCTGCAAAATCAGGATAACATTCCCATAATAGTTCTTGTTCACCAAATGGACCTGTTCCTATTGCAATTGCATTTTCTGCAGGAGAACCATTAAGGCTCATATTATCTGAAAAGTTAGTAAAACTAGTATCAGCAAATGTTCCACTAGGAGCTGACCTCCAATTTAATGGTAATGCTTGATTTGTATATACTGATGTTTCTATTCTATTTGAACTACTTGCAAATGATGCTGTAAATGGTATCTTTGTTGCGCCTTCAAATACATGTACAGTGGTATCACCATTAAATGATGAGCTTGGATATTGTCCAGCTTGATTGAAGTCTATTGCTGATCCTGTTGCAATTATTCCTTGTGAATTAGCTAAAAATGTATGATTTGTATTTGAAAGTATTGTCTGAACATTACCAGATCCTGCATCTATCAATTTCAATGTTACTGAATCAGCAAATGAATTGTCTGCAGATGCCATTGTATATGTAACTTTCATTCCATCTACAAAATCAGCACTATTAACTGTACATACAGGAGGAGCGGCTGTATCTGATGCATCATTACTAATACCAGATAATGTTCCTGCTGTTGTAGACCATGCACCATCATCAGTTGCACCATTTAAGCTAGCAGTAAATGTTGCAGAAGATGGAGTTATTGTTCCATCAATTGCTTTTGTAAATATTAATGTTGATCCATTTACAATTACCCCTTTAGCATTAGTACCAGGCGTTCCTGTTTCTCCTGCTAATGATTTTGCAAATGATTGAGTTACTGATGAAGTAAATGCTGTATCGTTTTGTGTTTTACCTGTAATTGTAACATGTAATGCTCCGGATGCTGCAGACATTGCAGAAGGAGTATTTAATACTGCAGTTGTTGAATTATTACCGGTAATAGAACCAGGTGTTATATTTATTGCATTTAGAGAAGCAGAGAATTGTCCAGCAGCTGGTGTAGTTGTTTTATATGTTAATGCTGTTGCACCTTCAAATACATTAAGTTCAGACCCTCCTCCATCAAAACTAGTAACATTTCCATTGAAATCGGATTGGAATGTATGACTAGGATTTGATAATGTTGTTTGAATATTACCAGAACCTTCATCCAATAATACAAAAGTAACTGAGTCTGTGACAGCGCCGCTATCCCCGTTTGCAGTAATTCTAACTGATGTATTAGTTCCAAAATGTCCTTTCGTTAGTTCCATTCTAGTTAAATCTAATAACGAACCAGTTAATAATGTTACTGCTGGAACTGTTTCATATGATGCTGTTGCTGATGTTGTATTTTGTAAACTAGCTGTTATTGATGCTGTTGCAGGTGTTATTGTCCCATCCAATGCTTTTACAAATGTAAATGTCGATGTTTCTAATGATAATAGTTTAGCATCAGTACCAGCAGTACCTTGAGATCCATCATCTCCACCTTGTATTTTAGCTATTGTTGCAGAATCAGATAAAACTGATCCTGATGTTACTGTAATTGTTATTGGAAAATATCCTTTAGTTTGTGCTAATCCGCCGGATGATATACTACCTACCCATGTTATACTACCACTAGCCTGACCAGAAAATCGTCCTCCTTCATCTACTATACTACCGGTATCATATGCAAATCCTGTTATATTTGCACCGGTGTTAGTTACAATAGATATATTCGCAGGTGGTATAGTACTATGTAAATTTTGTTGTTGTATAGTAAATGTAATATTATCTGGTGTTGCACTTGTATCACTTGAATTATCAAATACCATTACATTAGAAGATAATGTTAATAATAATGATCTTGCAGTAAATCCATCACTACCTATAATTCCATCTGATCCAGAACCTGCCATTAAACTCCATGATGCTGGAGCTGGAGGTCTATTAGTATGTGATGCTACATGTGGTTCAGATCCTACAGCAATATATGATGAACCAGAATATTCAACTGCATCACTAACATTATATGTCTTTCCTACTTCCCAACTACCACTCCATACCATTCCATTACCAACAGGCGTTCCATTATTCAAACGCAATTGTCCTCGTACGGTTAATGCTGTTCCATCCCATGTTAATTTATCACCTAATGAAAATTTACTTCCAGAGTCTATATAGAATCCAGTATCGGTATTTGCATGATTTCCTTCGCCGGTATATAATTTACCAGACTCCATTTCAATACCTGCAATGGAACCAGTATTAGCTACAATACCACCCTCAAGGAATACATTTTGTGAATATAAACCAAACCCTGCATTAGTAGGATCTGTTCCATGCAATCTAGCCTGACTAAGACCTGATAAATCTCCAAGTCTAGCTTTTAAATCTATATCATAAATTGCTGATCCAGTTCTTTCTACGATGTCTATATATGGTGTAAATGGGTCATTTGGATTAGCATTTAATCTAATATATCCTGTGCCTATCTTACCTGTTGATACAATTACTTGTGATCCTGAATATGATTGTGCTACAGATGCTAAATCTCCTAAAGACCCTGAGTCTCCTGCTGTTCCAGCACCATATCCTCTCTGAACAAATAAGAATCCTCCAAAATTAGTTTCACTAGACTTATCAAATCTAGATGAAGAATTAACTAACATATATTCTGTAGCAAAACCTGTACTACTTACTTTTTTAGCAGTAAGTATTTCTCCTGGCGAAAATCCTGAAACATTTTCTAACGACATTGTGGTCGTTGTTGCTGAATGGACTCCATTTGGTGCTACAGCTGAACCTGTTAATGTTGATGAATTTGCTACATATAATTGACCACCTACTGCATTTACTGCTTCTTTTTCAAAAACTGTTGTTGCTAATGTACCTCTAATTCTAGCATTTTCGACTTCAAGAAATCCTCCTTGATTTGCAGTCAATCTAAATCCAGAACCAGCTACATTAGATGCAAATCCTGCAGATTCAATTGTTCCATCTTTTCGGATAATCATCTGACCGCCTGTTAAAGATTCATCAGTCAAAGTCCATCCGGCTATTTCATTTCCTTCTTCACCTAATTTGAATATTGTTTTTGAAGTATCAGTAGCATCTAAACCTTTTATACCATATCTATTAGATCCAAGATTTCCTATAAATACTATTTCTGTGTCTTGAGCTGATCCGGTTCTGAATGTTAAACGTTTGTTGGTAGAGTCCATTTTGACACCACCATTTACATTTGTTTTTTGAATGGTGCTGGTTGAGATCGACCATCCAGCAATCTTTCCGCCACTAAAAAGTACATTCGATCCTGTTATTTGACCTGAATCTTTTAGTATTAGAGAATCTGATGTATCATTAAGTTGTGAAGTTCCAATTTCAAATCCACCAATTAATCCAGAACTAGCAGTAAGTGCTCCTTGAAGATTAACTGCAAATGGTGCTGAATGTTGAGATGCATTTCCTAAGAATATTCCGTCATCTCCGTCAGCAACAAAAATATCATTGCCAGATCCTAATGTTATTCGTCTGCCGGCCGCATCAATCGAAAAATTGGTAGTTGTTAAGTCACTAGTTCCAATTGTAAATCCTCCAATTGATCCTCCAGCATCAGCTGTAATAGTACCTTGAAGTATAACATCTCCATTTTCATCTAAATGAAACCCACTCGATGTAATTTCAATATTACCATTTGCTCCTGATATAAATGCTGATTGGCCTCCTAGGAAGAATGAATCTGATCTTAAATCTAGATTAGATCCGCTAATTTTTATATTACCATTCGATCCACTAATTTGTGTATTTTCATCTCCTAAGAAAAATTTAGGAGTACGTATTTCTAATCCGGCCGCTTTACCAGAAACTTCTTGAGTTGCAAACCTTAAGAAACTTCCAGAATCTGCTACAATTTCTAATCCTACTCCTTGATAAGAATCAGTATCACCTGTTCCATCTGAACCTGTAATTTCTATAGATCCAGTATACATTAAAAATCCACCTTGATTTTCCGGTAGTTTTGCTTTATTAAATCCATCATATCCAATCGATCTAATATAAGCAGAATTTTGACCTACTAACTCAATACCTTCTCCTACAACATTACCAACAGTCATTGTGCCTGTTATAATATCATTGTTACCACCAAATACAGAATTTTCTCCGGTGAATGTTACTGGATAAATTATTGCTTCTGCTTCTGCTTGATTGTTTAGATAATCATAAAACAATAGTTTGAAAGTAAGCGGTGTTTTTATAAACTGTGTTGGTATACGTGTATTAATTCTTGTAAAGTTTGGCGTAAATTTGGATTCGTTAAATGTTTTTACGCTAATGTTTCCAATATTATATCTACCACTTCTTTGTACAAAATAAAATTCAACTTCTTGGTCATCTAAACTTTCAAATCTAAATATTGCCGGAACTATACTTCCGGATGAATTTATTTGCACAGATCCTATTCTAGTACCAAACGTTTGGTCTGATTCAAATATTCCTGTTAATGATTCTTCATATCCTTGTACTGCACCTACTGTTCCAAATGGTTGCTTAATATAAGCATTAACTGTCATTTCATCATTATTAAATCGACCTTTACTTCCAGACACATATATATCTAATTGAGGATATGGTCCTACATTTGGATCTGTCGAAACATTTGATGAATCTGCAAATAAGTTAACAGTCATCAAGTATTGAGTATTTTTTGTTAATGATGGTTTAAACGAATCTTTAAGTCGTATATATGAAAAATCATTTGGACCATATGTAGTTGTAGGTGTTAATCGTATTCCACTCAGTAAATCATCTGGTTCAAATGTTTCTGCTAATGGAACTGTCGGTGGAATTATACCGCCACTACTCGTAAAGTATGTCTGATAATCTCCTAAACTAGAAAAGAATCCCATTCTATTATAAGTAGCTCCATCTGAAGCATTTGCTTCATAGTTTAGTTGATCTTCTAATATTTCTACTTGTTCTAATACTACTTCTCCAGCATCAATAAAATCTCCAAATTGACCACCTGCTTTATAAAATGTTTTTAGTTTGTATACATCACCGGTTGCCGGCTCTATATTAGATATTTTAATTTCAGCAAATGATTGAGATTGTTCTGTAATTTCAGTTACGAACGGTAATGTAAAACTACATGTATAATTTGCTGTTGGTTCAACTTTATCTACAGTTACAGTACGATTTCCAATTATTCCTCCACCTCCAGTACCTGTAAGTGTTACTGCAAACTTTCCTCCTGTATTGGAATCTGCAATATTTTTGAATCCGGCTGGATTTTCTAATAATACTACTTGAGCTTTTTTCGTACTTAAAATAGTATCAATCACAAAATTATATGAACCAGACAATCCAAATATTAATCCTGGGGCTGCAGAATTGAACCCTTCAGTAGATGCTTGTGAATCTGGTACTAAAAGACCTTCACTATTTAATTTAGGACCCGCAGATGGAACTTCAATATTTGGATTAACAATTGTAATAACATCTCCTTGTCCCATATCTGATGTAAAAAATGGTACTGATGTTTCGAATATAGATTCATCTAATGCTGTTATAATTGTACTTGTTGTACCTGATGTCGGTCCAGATGATCCTATATTAACTACTCCTCTATCTGCTGCTACTTGTACTGATGCAGGATTTGCCATCAACTGATTACCATAAAAACTAGGTGGAGAATTACGTGTTCCAGATCCTTGAATTGCAGGTGCTAATGCTGCAACTTCAAATCTTGTAATACTTTGTTGTTGTGGTTTTGGTCGTATTGTACATGTTCCTACTCCAAAACTTTGAGTTGCAACATTTGTTAGATTAACTGGTTGCAAATATGGTTGTACAACTTCTTGTAATGTTATGGAAGGTTGTTGAGTAAAGATTATTTCGGTTGAATTTAATCTTTCAGGTGCTACAGTTACACTTCTTTGCCATAACACATTTGGAAAGTTTATATAATCTGGATCATTTACATCTTGACTAGATCTTAACCGTCTTCCATTTAAATCGACTTGAGCTCTACCAGCTACATATATTGTTGCCGAACCGTATGGTGTATCTGGATATACATATACTGCAATTACTCTAGTACCATCTGCTTCTAGATAATTAATAGGTTCATAATAAATAGGGCTGCCGTTTGAATCTAAAACTTCAATATGTATTTTAGAATCTTTAACTAATGTATTTGCACTAGCCTTGATCTTAAATAAGTTTTTACCACCTGTTAGTTGGTTTGGAAATTCTATAATGTTAAAGTAGTTGTCAGAATTAACTGTTTGATCGATTAGTGATATACCTAAGTCTTTAAGACCTACATAATCAACACGTTTTCTTAATCGACCTAGATTCCATGTACCTGCTGGCATATAACTTACCCTTTATTTTATAATAAATATCAGGCTTACCTGATTCTATTAGGTAAAATTAATTTCAGAATATCCGTTCACTTTTTTAATTTCTACCAATTTATCTACTATATCTCTCATAGCATCTATATGAGAAATACACATTAAGAAACCAAATTGTGATTTTAGGTAATCAAATAATAAAAACATTGAATTCAAATTATCAGAATCTAACACGCCAAAGCCTTCATCAATTGCTAAAAAGTTTGGTCTTGGTAAATTTGATACATTTATTAAAGAAGTTCTTATTGCTAATGATGAAATAAACTTTTCCATCCCAGATGTTAGTTCTAATGGCCAATAATTATCATCATCATAAACTATATGAGCATTTATATTTTTACCATCTGTATGTAAAACAATTGTAAATTCAACTATCTGATTGAGTATGTTATTTATTTCAGATTCAATCTGTGGCAACGCTTTTGTTATCAAATGATAAGGAACTCCATCTCTGTTAACAGCTTTTTGATAATATTCATAACCAGAATATTGTTGTTCAAGTTCTTTCAATCTATCAATACCTCCCTGTGCATCTGATCTTGTTTTTTCGGCCATTTTTAATTTACCTGATAGAGTTAGTAGTTTAGAATCTAATTGTCCTAACTCTAAACTAACTGTTGATATTTCATCACGAATTTCTTGTATCTCTGAATTTTTAATTTTATTGAATGCAATATTATCTTTTTGTTTTTGAGATTTAGTTAGTTCTTTTCTTTTATCTTTTATTTCAGTTAATATTGATTCTACGTCCCATTTAGTTCCTTGTAAACTATGCTCCATTGTTACTAATGTCTTATCATAATTCATTAGTAATGATTCTAATGCATTAACTGCTTCTAATTTTTCTTTAGGTTTAGTTTCATTGATATTAAAAATATTAGACTCTATTTCTTGAAGATGTGTTATAATACCAAACTCTTCTTCTTTTAATTTTGGCAATAAATCTGCTACTTCTTTTGTTTCTTTTAACCATGGATTTGCCATACAAAAACTACAATCTTCGTCCCATTCATGTTTATCTAATTTAGAAACCATTTTTTCAGCATGTTGAATTTTTAACTGTTTCATTTTTAGTTCATGAACAAGTCTATTTTGTTCAGCATCTAATTCTGTTAATTCGTTTAATAAATTTTCTAATTTTGTTTTATCAATTTTATTAATCTTCTGATTAGTTTCTTTAATTAGTTTCTTTTGATTTTTAATTAAATCTTTTTGTTGATCTCTTTCTAATCTAATATTTCCTAATCGATCATTTAATTGAGTTATTTCATATAAGATATCATCTGGATCATCTAATGTTTCGTCAACCTTTTTTAATTCTTTGGTCATATTGAAAATGATGTCATTAAGATTTGTCTTCATTTCTTCATGTTCTGACTTATCCATTTTCATTTGTTCATATGAACCAGTGTACTGTGTTATAACATCATTAGCAGCTGCTAGATCTGTCGAAAAATCTTTTCTCTTATATTCTCTAATTAACGCAGCCGTTTCTCTAATATCTTCATGACCTATACTATATAATTGTTCAAATATATCAATATCTAAAAACTGTGATAATAATTCTTTTCTTTCTCTTTGACTTTTATCTATGAATCCAGTATTATTATTTTGTAATGATAATGCAGTCAAAACAAAATCATCATACGAACCTAAATACTGTTGAATTATTTTATTTGTAGAATCTCTTTGATCGCCATTTAAGCTTTCATGATTGCCAGATTCATCAATTCTCCAAAAATCTACATTTACTTTAACATGGCCATTATTATGTTTACGAGCATTACGTTCAATAAAATATTTGTATTTACCTAATTCAAATTCAAACTTACAATGAAATCTAGATTTTTTATTATTGAGTACATGTTTTGCATATTTAGTACGACTACATTTATCAAAACAACAAAAAGATAATGCATCTAACAATGTTGATTTACCAGAAGCATTTGGAGCAAATAATCCATATAATCCACTCATATTTGTAAAGTCGATTAAATTATTATCTCCATAACTAAACATGTTTGAAAATTCAAATTTCTTTGGTTGCCATGTTATATTTCTAGTTAATGTACTTGTTGGTAATTTACTATGGACTGTTCTATTGATATGTCTTACTGTATCTAATAATTGATCATCTAATGCATATTCATCTGATAAGTATTCTGTAATAACTTTATTTTGCCATTCAACATCTCGTATATTTCCAAAATTAATTTTTTTCTTGGAATCAGTGGTATTCAGTGCATTTATTTTCTGAATTGAAATATCTTGAACTCTGTATTCAGATTTTATTTTTGCAACAATTTCTTTAAGAGTCGCAGAATCAGTGTCTTTTACTTTTAATCTTAGTCTAGGACGAATTGGTATTTTATCACTTGGGTTTAAGATCTTACCATCTTCTACGTGATATGTATAATATCCATAATCATTTTGTATTTCTACAAACTCACATTTCTTTGTTTCTAGGTCCCATACCATAATACCATGTCCTAAAGCTTCTCCGTGATTTTGTTGGATTAATGATCCAGCATAAGCAATTGTACGATCTTCATCTAAATATTGTGGTTTATGTATATCTCCTAATAATACTAAATCATGCCCTTCAAACATTTTTGTTGTGACATGAGTGTTACTTAAAGTAAATCCAGCATCTGTCGATGCATTATGAACCGAACCATGATGTAATGCAATCTTATAATCTCCTTCGAAACTATCTGCTTTTATATAATCTACTGGTTTATCGAATACTGATAATACGTTAAAGTGTACACCGGATATCAAATATATACCATTGTCTTTAAGATAATGTAGCCTTGGATGATTTAAGGCTTTAACGATCGGACTGAGGGCGTCCATTCGATGACTATTATTTAGATTGCAATCGTGATTACCTGTAATTACTAATGTAGGAGCTAAATCTGATAATCTTCTAAAGAAATCTGATACAACTGCTACTAATTCTGGTGACATATCTGTTTTGGCATGTACTATATCTCCAGCAACATATATAACAGAATTTTGTGTTTTTGTTTTCTTTATATAAGAATATAGTCTTTTAAATACTAACTCATATTCTTTATGTCGTTTTACGTTTCTAACGTGTACATCTGCTATATGATAGATTTTATCTATCTTTTCAATTCCAATATCTATAGTGCGCATAAAATCTTTTGTTCCATTAACTCAGTTTCGTTCATAATATCCGTTTGATGTAATACATCTGTTATTTTTTCAAATCCTAAATCACTAGGATCTTTTCCTGTTATATCTACAAAATATACTTTCAATCCATTCGACATAAAATATTCAGCCGTTTCAAGTGCTTGCTTACGTGCATCTAAATCTAAACATATATAAATTTCTTTTACACCTTTTTCTACTATCCTTTTCTTTAACGTATTTGATATTGTTTTTCCAAACAACGGAATACAGTTACGTTTTATTGCAATAGCATCAAAAGCTCCTTCAACTAATATAATAGGCATTTTCCAATTTATGTGTAATTCAAATCCTACAATATCTTTCGACGCCGGAGGATTTTTATGTTTAAATTTATCTTCTGCATAATATGCACGTGCTACAAAATAATTTAAGCTACCATTAGCATCATAACTTGGAATAATAATTTTACCTTTATATGGACCTTTTCGACAATAACCAATTCTATATTTTAAGATATCATGAATAGTAATATTTCTACCTTTAAGATAATGAACAGCATTTCTATATTCAGGACTCATTTCTTGTAGCTTCCATAATGGCCTATATCCTTCTGGCAATTGAAGAACTGGAGTATCTGTAGTTGTTTTATTTGGTTTCCATTCTACATCATCTAACAGATCAACTAATTTAGCTATTTTTTCTCGTTGAACATTTAATTTACGAAATAAGACCGTTAATTTTCTGCCTGCTGCATTACATACCCAACAATGCCAATATTGAGTAACAATATTAACTTCCATCTTCTTTTTGTTATGATGACAAAATGGACAATGAAATGCAATATTATCATTAGAATTAATCTTCCCTCTACCCATTACAGATTCAAGAAGACTTATGACAGAGAATTTGCTCATTTGCGAATTAATTAATTATATACTTCATTATCATTTCAATACTTTCAATAATAATGTTTTCTTAAAGATAAACTTTAATAAAAATTTTATTAATATGAATATATTAAAAAGATCTCGTAAGCTCAAGTTTTTTGACGGCTTTTTTACTCACGTAACCAACTTTC